GTCTATGAAGAGCTTAAGAGTCGAGTATCCGATTTTAATGAATATGACTATCAGAAAGAAGAGCCAAAGCACCAGCTAATGAAGAGCTTGACTCAGTGTATCCGTGATATTCGTCAAGGAGGATTCATCACAAAAGGTGAGCAGGAGTTCCTTGAGCAGTGCGGTGCTAATCCTAGTAAGATTCAGAAGATCCTTCAAGAATATGTGATCAAAGAAGAAGAATCTACACGTTGGGACAACCGAGAGCTAAAAGCTTTTGTTAGAAAATTAGCACAAGAGCTTATTGAGGATCATAAGATCAGCGAGATTCAATCGGCGCTGTACGGGTTTACCGATGAACCGAATGAGTACTTGACTAAAAATGAGAATGTGGCTCTATTGGCATCCGAAGAAAAAGATTTATAAATATATAATAAATACAGTTTTCTAAGGAACAAGCATGGCTAAACCAAGTACAAGAGACCAACTGATAGATTATTGTCTAAGAAGACTTGGTGCACCCGTCATTGAAATCAATGTAGACATCGACCAGTTAGAAGACAGAACAGACGATGCTTTGCAATTGTACCAGGAATACCACTCCGATGCAGTTGTACGTACCTTTTTGAAACATCAGGTAACTTCTACCGATATTTCAAACGGGTATATCTCTATTGACGATAGTATTATCTTCATCAAGAAGCTTTTCATGATCAGGAGTTCTGCAGGCGGAACTTCGATGTTTGATATCAAGTATCAGATCTCGCTGAACGATATCTATGACCTGAACTCTTACGTGGGTGATTTGGCTTATTACGAGCAGATGGAACAGTATCTGTCCTTGCTGGATACAAAACTCACGGGTCTCCCTCAAATCGATTTCAATAGACATCAAAATAGAGTCTATATCCACGGTAAGTTTGCAGATCAGAACATCACCGAAGGTGAGTACATCGTATTCGAAACCTTCAAGATCGTTAATCCAGAAACTCATACCGACGTGTACAACGATATTTTCCTGAAAGAATATCTCACTCAGTCCATCAAACAACAATGGGGCGCAAATCTCATTAAGTTTGAAGGCATGCAGCTTCCTGGAGGAGTGCAATTGAATGGCAGACAAATTTATGATGACGCCACCCAGGAGATGCTAAGGTTGGACGAAAAGATGCGAACAACTTATGAGCTTCCAGTTGACTTCTTTTTAGGATGATATAATGGCCACTAACCTTTACTTCAGTCAAAAAGTTCAGTCAGAACAAGATCTATACGAGAACATTGTAATCGAGTCCTTAAAAATGTACGGGCAAGACGTGTTCTACTTGCCTCGTACCATTGTGGCTGAAGATACGGTGTTTAGTGAAGACGTTGTTTCTCAATTCGATGAAGCGTACCAGATCGAGATGTATCTGGAGAATATCGACGGATACGGTGGTGACGGAGATCTCTTCACCAGATTCGGCGTTGAGCTGAGAGATCAGGCCAATTTTGTAGTCGCCAAGAAGAGATGGGAAGAGGTTTCATTCAACCACGTTTCCTCTCAGCCCAGACCCAATGAAGGCGACTTGATTTACATTCCAATGTCTAGTTCTATCTTTGAGATTACCAGAGTAGAGGACGAGAGACCTTTCTATCAACTGTCGAACCTTCCCGTGTATCGATTGACCTGTGAGCTCTTCGAGTACAACGACGAGGACTTCGATACTGGAATTGACGTTATTGATGTCATTGAACAAGAATACGCGTATCAGTATGTTCTAACAATGGCGGATTCAGCTTACTCCAGTACTGCTTTCCCTATAGGTTCGACTGTAACACAAAGTCTGGCCAATGGTGTAACCATTAGTGGTGAAATCGCTAAATGGAATGATAGCTCAGATCTTCTAACACTCGTACATGTTGGAGCTGATGATGGGAAGTTCCACCTATTCACATCCGGAACTATTACTGATTCTGATAACGCTACGCATACCGTACTTTCAGCATCTGAGAATAATGTGACTCAAATCATAACTAGCAATAATGTCGCGCAGAATGACGTGTTTGAAACCGCCGGAGATGATTTCTTAGACTTCAGTGAAGGTAACCCATTTGGAGATCCCACGTAATGTTTGGACAGCATTTCTATCATGAAAAAATTCGTAAGTGCGTGGCAACCTTTGGTACCATGTTCAACAACATCTATCTGTTGAGAAAAGACGCATCTGGTAGTGTGATCAGTCAAATGAAGGTTCCACTGGCTTACGCTCCACGACAGAAGTTTCTGGAGAGAATTAGAGAAAACGCAGACTTTGAGACAGATGCCAGGTTCGTTGCTGTTAAACTTCCTCGTATGTCGTTTGAGATCTCCTCGATGTATTACGATCCGGTTAGACAACTTCCCAAGGTCAACAACTTCACGGAAACTGTCACCACTGACGACACAAAGAGAACCAAGTTCTTCACCTCGGTCCCATATATTATCAACTTTCAGTTGAGCATTCTGGCAAAGACTAATGAAGACGCCGTCCAAATCGTGGAACAGATTCTTCCGTTCTTCAACCCTGCGTACACAGTTACCATGAAGCAGTTCAGTGACTATCCAAATATCACTGAGGATATTCCCATCTCTTTGATTGGTATCTCATACACTGACGATTACGAAGGGGCTTTGGAAAACAGAAGAACGATCATCTATACTCTTGATTTTGAGATGAAGACAGCGTTCTTTGGTCCGATCTCCGATAGCTCTATCATCCGTAAGGCAATCGTTGATTTCAGAGATCCTGATATTCCAACCGTTGGAGCGAACAGCTTGACGGACTCCAACAACTTGTTTGAAAGATTGATTGTAGAACCGGATCCGATTACGGCTACACCTGATAGTGACTATGGATTCAGTACTACGATTCTAATCCCAGGTAGGGGTGATAGTATCTAATGACTGATATCGTGCCAAAGAAAGACATTCCTGAGAATGTCCATTCGAGTTATGATGAAGATCTAGATCTGATTCGTTCGACTCTTAGATCCCTTCTTCTTTCCGGTGAAGAGGGTTTACAGTTGGCACAGAGAGTAGCGGAAGAATCAGAACACCCTCGTGCCATCGAAGTCCTGACAGGCATGATTAAACAACAGGCCGAAAACGCCCATGCATTAATGGCGATGCATAAAAAGAATCAAGATATTAACGTTACTCAGGCTAAAGGTCAGCCTGATGATACCAAGTCTTTAACACAAAATGTATTTGTAGGATCCACGGCAGAATTACAAAAAATGTTACGTGGTGAAAGTGAAAAGGTGATTGAACATGACGGAAATAACGAACGGAATCTTTAAAATTATTAGATCCTTAGTAGGGGACTCAATTTTGCTAGCTGTAATCTATACGGTTGGTCATATTTTGGTGGCTATCACAACCGTTAGACTTATTACAGGAGCTAGTTGGTTTGATGCAGGATTAACTGCATTAATCGAACCAATTATCAATGGTGTTTGGTTTTACGTACTACACAAATTTGTAGCAAAGAGATTAATTAAGAGTGAATGAAACTTATCTCGGCAACGCACAGGTAAAGAAAGACGGCGTACAGCAAGGTTGGACTAAAGAAGATGTTCAGGAATACCAACGTTGCATGACCGATCCTGTGTACTTTGCCGAGACATACGGTAAGGTTATCTCACTCGACAAAGGTCTTGTTTCTTTTAAGCTGTATCCTTATCAGAGAGAAATGTTTGAACATTTCAATGATAATAGATTCTCCATTGTATTGGCGTGTCGTCAGTCTGGTAAGTCTATCAGTTCGTGTATGTACATACTGTGGTATGCACTATTTCATCCTGATCAAACGATTGCTATTCTTGCCAACAAAGGCGCCACTGCCAGAGAGATGCTGGCGCGTATCACATTGGCATTAGAGAACACTCCGTTCTTTCTGCAACCAGGCACTAAGGCGCTGAACAAAGGTTCTATTGAGTTTAGTAACAACTCTCGTATCATTGCTGCAGCCACGTCCGGCTCTTCCATTCGTGGTTTGTCTGTCAACCTACTGTTTCTGGATGAGTTTGCATTCGTAGAAAACGCTGCGCAGTTCTATGCCTCCACATATCCAGTTATCTCGTCTGGTAAAACATCCAGAGTTATCATTACATCTACAGCTAACGGTATCGGTAACGTGTTCCATAAGATCTATGAAGGCGCGGTGCAGGAGGTGAATGAGTTCAAACCATTTCGAGTCGACTGGTGGGACGTACCTGGAAGAGATGACAAATGGAAACAGCAGACTATTGCTAACACATCCGAGCTTCAGTTCCAGCAGGAGTTTGGTAACACCTTCTTCGGTACAGGCAACACACTTATCTCCGCAGACGCCTTGATGAATATGAAAGCAGAGCCTCCTGTCAGTGTCGGTGATGTTAACGTATACGCAGAGCCCAAAGCAAATCACGAC